GAAATGACAAACAAAGAAAGTCGTGATTTTCTTTATGCAAAAGATAATCAAGATGAGTTAATGAATGTAATTGATAACGGAAGCCATTTATTAATATGGAAGTAAAAAAAGGCGGTAAACGAAAAGGTTCTGGTCGCAAAAAAGCCGACTATGAAACGAAAACTATTTCCTTTCGTGTTCGTGTCGAATTTGTCGAACCGATTAAAAAAATAGTAAAGGATTATGTTTTGGAGCGTCTGCAAGGTGACGCATAACGGTCGAGTATTGCCGAAGGGCAGGAATTAGAATTACCAAAGTTCAAAATATGTACAAATGTTAAATAGAAATCCAATGTTGAATAAAGCACTTCTGCCTGCCTTTTGGCAACACTATGTTGTGCGATTGTGCTTATTTTTACAATATTAAATAATTATAAATATGCAAACATTTGAAGAGTTAATAAGTCAAACCCATTTTCACGATGGTGAAATTGTAGGATTTGATAATAATCAAAAAGAAATCATTTTAGATTTAATGAAAATTGTCCGCAGATACACCATTAAAGAGTGTATTAAAGTTGCTGAAAATTCTATTTATCAAAGTGTTGATGATAGTCTTAAAATTGGTCACGCAGGGTTTTTAAAGTTAGATGGATTGTCTGTTGATACGTCTTTGTAGCATATCGCACAACGTTTTGGGGCTTTGCGTTCGGCAGGGCTTCAAGGTATAAAAGTTCAAATAAAGTAGTATGTTAAATAGCAGTACAAATGTTCAATTAAATTCCGTCTGCCCTGCTGACGCAAAACCCTTGTTATGGGCAGTACGGTATTTAACAAGAGATTTTAAAATGGAAGTAAACAAAATATATCACGATGACTGGATGAATAACCAACTACCTGATAAATCGATTCAGTTGATTATTGCAGACCCACCATACTACAAAGTAAAAGGAGATTTTGACTTTGTTTGGAAAACCTTTGACGATTACCTGCAAGATGTGGAACGCTGGGCAATAGAATGTAAAAGAGTTTTAGCAGATAATGGAACGCTTTACTGGTATGGTGATGCTAAAAATATTGCCTACGCTCAAATCATTTTTGATAAGCATTTTAACCTGCTGAATAGTTTGGTATGGGAAAACACAAACCAAGCAAAGCAAAGTATGGTAAATGTTGAAGGATACCGAAGTTACCCACCACTTACCGAAAGAGTTTTAGTTTATGAAGTTAAATATATTGAAACTGTCAGAAATTATATTAGAGAAGAAATAATAAAAGCAAAAGGTAAAATAGTTTTGAAAGAAGTAAATGAAGCATTAGGAACTGCAACAAATGGCGGTGGCGTGGCTTCGGCTTGTTTAAGTTTAGAAAAGGCAGAACCAATGATGTTTACAGAAGATTTTTATTTAAAACTGCAAAAATGGTGTTATCCTTTTTTACAGAAAAAATACAATGATTTACGAAGACCATTTGAAAATATAATGAAATGTGGAGATGTAATTAGAATGGCAAATAATGAGGCAAACAATCACGAACACGAAACACCAAAACCCGAAAAACTAACAAGAACAATTATTTTAACAAGTAGCAGACCAAACGACCTTATTTTAGTTCCTTTTGCTGGAAGCGGAACAGAGTGTGCAATGGCAATAAAAGAAAATAGAAACTTTATAGGATTTGAAATAAACGAAAAACACGCTAAAATGTCAAATGATAGGGTACAAAATATATTACGTCAGCCGTCTTTGTTTGTCGGTTCGTAGTATTGCCCATAACGTTTTGCGGCTTTGTGTCTGTTTGCCCCTTGCACAAAGTTTTAAGTTTACCACAAATGTTGATGGGGCAAATAGCACAAAACCGCTGTTATAGGCAGTAGGGATTTTTAGCAGAATGTTTAATCGAAGCACTAAAGAAAAAAAAGAAAAAAAGAGGGATGGCAAAAATTGAATTTTATAATATAGACTGCATTGAGTTTATGAAAAGTAAACCCGATAACTACTATGATTTAGCCATAGTTGACCCGCCTTATGGCTTGGGAGATAAACTTACAAGCGGAGGAACTTGGAGTGTAAAATGGCAAGATAAAGGTGCTGATTGGGATAAAGCTCCAAGTAAGGAATATTGGGAACAGTTATTTAGAGTAAGCAAAAATTGGATTGTATTTGGAGGGAATTATTTTATTGAGCATTTGCCTAATTGCAGAAGTTTTATTGCTTGGCATAAACCCTATATGGATGGAATGCACTCAATGAGTAATGTTGAATTGGCTTTGACTTCATTTGATAGAAACGCAAAGAAAATATCATTTAATAAAGACAAAGGAACAGAGGAACGAATACACGTTTGCCAAAAGCCAATACAACTTTATAGATGGGTTTTACAGAATTACGCAACCGAAGGGGATAAAATACTTGATACACACGGAGGCAGTATGAGTATTGCGATTGCTTGTGATAAAGAGAATTTTGATTTAGACATTTGCGAAATTGATAACCAATATTTTGAAACTGGTAAAAAACGATATGAAACACATAAACTACAACCAACACTGTTCTAAAAGTGCGGTGGGCTTTTTTTCTTTTTTTTCTTCCACAAATATTGAAACGAAGAACGTCTGCCCTATTGCCTATAACGTATGGTGCTTTGCGAAGGCGGGGCTTATAAGAACAAATGTTGAATTAACCACAAAAGATAATTAGATGCAGAAAGTTGAAAATATAGACGAAACCCCCGCTTTTGCAAAGCACGTGTTACCAGCTGTGCCTTCTTCGGAAGTGTATTTAGAAGATTGTGTAAAGGCATTAAAACGCTATGCAGATAACTATTTTGATTTGGCAGTAGTTGACCCGCCTTATGGGATTGGTTTTGATGGAGAGGTAAAAGAAATGGCAAATAATAATAGCAAAAAGTGGAAATCCGCAAAAGGAAAAAACTACACTCGTAAAAGTTGGGATTGTGAAACGCCATCAAAAGAATACTTTAATGAACTGCAAAGAGTATCTAAAAATCAAATTGTTTGGGGTGGGAATTATTTTGATTTACCACAAAGTAGCGGTTGGATATTTTGGAATAAAGGAGTTGCAAAAGATTTTACATTAAGCCCCGGAGAATTAGCGTGGACTTCTTTTAATAAAAGTGTTGATATGGTCGAACTATTGTGGGCTGGATTTAGAAAATGTGAAGAAACAGACAGAATACACCCTACGCAAAAGCCTGTAAAACTTTATGAATGGATTTTATCAAAATATGCAAAGCCAAATTATTTGATTTTGGATACTCATTTAGGAAGTGGAAGCAGTAGGATTGCAGCTTATAAAGGTGGGTTCAACTTTGTAGGATTTGAAATTGATTGTGATTATTATGAGAAACAAGAAAAGCGTTTTAATGACTTTAAATCACAACTTCGGTTATTTTAGCGGTGTCGGTGGCATTGCTGGTAACGTTTTGGGGCTTTACGCAGGGTGGGATTTTAAGCACCAAAGCTCGGAGTTAGAACGTCAGCCCACCTTGCGTAAAACCCGTGTTATCGGCTGTTTTTTTTAAATAATAATTATAAATCGTAAATATGTCAAATAATAAATTAATCGGAATAGGAAAATATAGAATAGGTGATTTCGTTTCTTTCCAACACTCAAATTACAAATATTACAATGGAGAAATTGTAGATATTCGTGTTAAGGTAAAGTCTAAAATCGGTTTAAAATTCATTCAATATAAGGTATTAATTCCTTCTTTAAAATCTCATTGGTTACCTAATCCGAGTTGGTGGTTTAATGAGAATGCAATAATTCATAAAGTCGAAAATATCGAAGGGTTTAATCTTTCTAAAATTAAAGAGTCTAATCATTCACTTTTTCAACGTATCAAATTATGGGTAATGTCGGTTTTAAAATAGCCGATAACGTTATAATTTACGAATGTTTTGTATTACAAAAATGAAGAAGTACACCAAAACAAAGGTTATTCGTTTAACCGAGGTACAACATCAAACGCTTAAAAAAATGCAAAGTTATAATATAGATGTTGCTGATTTTATCAGGAGCGCAATTTCTGAAAAGATTAAAAGAGAATACGATTATTTAAAACCGATTTTAGACTTTACCTTAAC